TTGATATATCGCACTCGATGATCCTGCTGTCGCACTAACCTGTACTTTGTAAGCTGTCATGCCATTGGAGTTCGGTGTAGACCCTAATTTATTATGAGGACGCAATCCAAAAGGGGCATCAATATTAGTTGCCATTTTAGTCTCCTCTAGTTATCGGAGCCGCCTTTGGCTCCAAAGGTTACACGTGATTGCCTTTCTGGTTTCATAATAGGCATCGAACTATTGCTTTCCCTCATCAAATCATTATCCACAGCTGTCATCTGATCTTGTGTTCTTTGTCGATAATAATCATCCCGCTGCTTCTTTGTTTCGATAGGGAATCTTGCTAGTAAAAGCCCCCCATTTGCAATCACCCCTGCATGTTTTCCGTCCATTACAGTAGGTGCTTCATAATCAGGGTACTCTTCGGCTCGAACTAATTCGAACCCTTCGCGTATGCGTGCTGAAAGGTTTTTCTTATCATCAAATCCCATTACTGATTCGCGGATCCAACGATGTATATAACCCTCAGGGGGTGGGGGTGCGTCTAAGGCAGACGGTGGTGTCCAAGGTTTATGGCGTGCAGTTTTTTCACGAGTTTGTGCAGTGCGTGGAGTTCTATCGTTCATGATTTAACCTCTACGAGTTGTTGACGCGTGCGAGTTGTTTCGCATATAGGTCGTATGGTACACCAAGTTTGTCAGCGATTGCAACCTGAGATGGTGATAATTTTATTTTTTTACTCGTTGATTTACCATTTGGTCGCGATACTGAGGCTACTGGTGCGTGGTTAGACTGCACGTTTCCACCAAACTTGTGAGGAAAATCTCTTTTCATGCGTGCATCTAATTCTCTGTAGTAATCATCACTAGTAGGATCATAAAACTCTTTTTCTACCATTTGTTTGTGATGACTAAAAGCTGTAAGTGTCATAGGTTCATCTGCTCCAAACCAAGTATTTTTACTTGCCCAAGCCTGTGCTTTAGGGTCAACAGGTTGTTGCGATTTTGCCTGTGGCTGTTCTGCAACAGTTTCAGTTTTTGTTTCGCGTTCCTGCTTTACGGTGTTGTAATTACGTTGATCGGCGGCGAGCTGTGCAATTTGGTTTTGGGCTTCCACCTGTGCGTCCACATCACCATTATTTATAGCATCAGCAAGCTGTTTCTTAAGATTTGCTTCCTGATTAGTAATACGATTGCCGTATTCGGTGATATAAGACTCATCTATTTTTTCAGAACGTTGCTGTAATTTTTCGTTCTGTTGCTGTAAAGATCGTGCATATTCAGTCGCAGCTTGTTCTCTACGCTCTGCTTCTCGCATTTTGTACGTAAGTTTTTCAATACGTTTTTTAACTTTTTCGCTATAGCCTTCTAAACTATCAGAATCCTCGCTAGCTTCTTGTTCTGCAGACTCTTCCGTTTTTTCCTCTGCAGGTGCTAGATCTAACTCTTGCTGTACTTCTTCTTTAGGTTGCTCTTCTACTTCAACTTCTATTTTTTCTTCTGCTTGTTGCATAGTTCCCTCTATGTATTGATTATATCTTCAGGATTATCAATTGTAGCTAGTATTTCATCATCATTTAACAATCGTACTTCACCACCATCAATTCTAAATCGTGCTCCAGCGTATCGACCAAATATTACCCAGTCTCCTTGTTTACACCATGCACGACTGTGTCCCCATGTGTAATCAAACTTAGAAGAATCTTTGTACGCCAACGGTCCCACTTTCAATACCAACCCACAAACTGTTGCTAATGCTTCTCTGTCTACATGTTCATCTGGCAAATGCAATCCACCTTTAGTGGTTTTTTTACCCTTGTAAGGCAGAATCAATATACGCCACCCCATAGGTTCAGGCAGTTTTGCTAATGATTCGGCTTCCCAGTCTATTTTAGAATTTTTTGGTAGCTTGTACACTGGCGTTTCAGGCACAGGCTGTGTAAATGTAGCTTTTTCAGTCATATTGTACTTTCTTATGCAGGCTGTCTATTTCCTGTTGTATGTTTGCAAGTTCTGCGAGGCGTCCTCGCAACTCCTTGAGTGTAGATAAATCTTCTATCGGTCCAGTTAATATCTGTTCTTCTATTTGAGTCATCCGCTCACGAATTATCTTACGTAGTTTTTCGTGAATGTAAAGGTCGCTCATGTAACTTTTGTAGCTTTTTTTGATTTTTTTGGTTTTTTACGTGCCGTTTTTGCAGCATTTACAAAATCTTGCTTGCTCGGTGCTCCTTTTTGTCCAGGCTTACGTGGTTTTTTACCACTCATTCTTCTCTTGCGGATGTTTTCGTATAAACTCATTTTGTAATCCCCTTTTGTTTCTCATATGTACGTAATCCACCGATACCTAACATACCACCGAGCACTGTCAATAGCGTACCCATATCAAACTCGGGCAGTTCTGGTATCTCAGCACCTGCAATTGATGCTCCGAATATAATTAAATCTTTTAATATAAAATGATATGCAAAAGCTATAGCACAAACCCAACCAACAGCAGGTCTCCATCCCCCCTTAAAAAATGAGCCACTTGCTGCTTCCGCTTTATTGACTTCTATTTGTGCTAAATTTAATTCTTGTGCATGTTTTTGGCTCATCGTCGCTATTTCATGTGCGAGAGCAGCTTTTTGATCTTTATCTTCAATAAATTTATCTAATAACCCACTTACTGGACCGACTAAAGTTGATATTAAACTCATTTAACCTCTCCTTTATCTGCCCTTTTTGCAAGCTGATTAAAACCAATAAAAGAAGCCAATACACCCATATTAGATAAAACCCATATTTCGGCTATACCCGATAAATGATCTATTCTTTCAATGGGTACAAGGGGTGTCATCAATACAATTATAAAAGCTGTTACGGTAAGAGCACTAAACCACACAAGATAGCGTTGCTGATCTTCTTTTTTATCACGATTTTCTAAAAGCACCATACGTTCTTTGATAGCCATTTCTCTATCAGTTACAACGCCATCACCATTAGTATCGGCTTTTTCCCAAACTGAACCTTTTTCTAGTGTTTTTTGGCTCAACGAACGCCTCTAAATTTTATACCTCGTATTGCCGCTCCCCCTCCTCGTGAAACATTTGGTGTATCAGATCGTATTTCTGTTGCTACCATTCTAGCTTTGTTTTCACCTTCTGGTGGCGAACCTTTTGCACGTTTGACTGGACCACCATACATATACTTACCACGAAAATAATCAGGGTCTATTTGTATAATCTCAGCTTCAACTTCGTTTTCGTTATCTGACGTCATACTGCCCTCAAGTTCTTTAATACGTTTTACCATATCATCACTAAGTTTTTTCTCTGCCATTAGTTGCCTCCTCTGTTGACTGTCCGTTGTAATGCAATTTGTGCTCGCATGTTTGCAATATCTTCTGTACTAGCAATACGTTCACGAGCAAGTTGTGCCTGTTGGTCAATACGCATTTGGTCTAACATATTTTCCGCTTGATCTTGTTGAGCATCTTGCTGTTGTTCTTGTTGACGTAATGCTAACTCTTGTGCTTTTAAATCTACCAGTGGATCTTTACCCATCGCCCCTAGCACTTCGTTTTCTTGTTGTAAATACGCATTTTGCAGTTCAGCTTCTACTTCTGCCACTCGGCTTGCCAATAAAGCAGGTTCTAATTGACCTTGCCCTTGTTGCATTTGCATTTCCTGTTGTACCATCATCTGTGCTTTCATACCAATATGCTGGAATATATGGGATTGTAATATCTGCATCATAGCTGGATTACCACGTATTACATTGCTTGTCATGTAATTTAAATGAGCACTTATATGGGCATCATGGTTTTGGTCAGGGAACGCCTGTAGTTGTTGTCTACCAACCAATGCCATTTGCACAATACCGTTTTCCTGTACAGGGTTCATAGGCATGGGCTGTGCAGGAGGAGGCAATATTTGTTCTACATTATCAACATTCAAGGCATTATACATACGTCTATACGCTTCATACACATTATGAATATCTGGTTTTGCAGAAGCCAATTTTAATTGTTCTTGAGCTAAACTCACTCGTTGTGACATACTAAAAATGTTTGGGTTTGCCACTGGTATAATATCAATACGCCCATCAAAATCTGCCTGCTTCATTCCAGGCTGAGCACCATTTACATTATAAGGGTAATCGCTAGGGTCTAATGCAATAATATCAGACAATAACTTAAACTCTTGCTTCATAGCATTATATAATCGCTTATGCACCGCCGACATAATACGGCTACCACGTTCTAAGAGTGCTATCGTCGTACCTACTGGCATTTCTGTATTTTGCACATTACCAGTACCAATATCTGTTGTCCCTACAAATTTTTGAGCTGCTTGCACTACAAAACCAAGTAATTGGAATAATGTTGCACTTGGTTCTTTATAGGGTAGCGGTAATAATGAACTCCGCAGTTCTGTACCTATTACATCAACATCTCGCCACTCTCCAGGCTGAAGCGGTTGGTCATCATCGCGGATACGTAAACCACGTGACTTGAATCCTGCAGGCATATTGGCTAACGTTCCCGCATCTACCAACTGTCGTAGGTTGGCTGTTGCTGTACGGGACAAGTTACCAAACAAATGTATCAAGCCATTACCATAAAACCCTAATCCAGGAGTAAACATATAGTGAACAAAAAACTGTTTCTTACGTTTTTGCAGATCATTTGCATCAAAATTCCTATAAACAGACAAAACATCACCAGAATCTGCAGAAACAGTAACAATATACGGTAATTTTATGCCTGTTGGCTCATTTTGGGCATCAACATCAGGAAAATCTTCTAAATCTAAGTAACAATGCGTTTCATAAAGCGATATTTCTTCATAACTTCCTACTTTTTCAACTCCTGTTAGCTCTTCTTTAGTGTAATCGAGGTCTGATTGCTCACCATCACCCCCTTTTATCTCAACATCATCATAAAATCCGCTCACTTGCAGTTTACGTAAGTCATTAGGCGACATTTTTATAATATGTGTTACTCTTTCAGCACTATTTAAGTCCGTAGCATTATAAGGTACAAGTAAATCTTCTGCCTGTACAAACTTTGACACCTGTCTACCCATCTGTGGGTCACGGTATACCTTTTTAAACGCCGATCCACACAAACCTAAGTAATATAACATCTGATCAAACTCAGCATCATACTCTTCCATAGTATGCACTATCTCATAATTCATGTAATCTTTCACACGTTCAGCTTGTTTTTCGAGCTCAGGTGTAATATCACCAACTACTTGTGTGCGTACAGGACCACTGGGAGGTAAGAGTTCCTTATACGCTTGTGATTGAAACTGGGACACTGCTTCATTTAACATCGGATGTATTACACCTGTTGCTCCTTGGAAGGGTTCAGTACGATTTTCGTACTTAATACCTAACAACTCTAATCCTTTTATATAGGTATTAATCCATTCTTTTCTGGCACTTTTATCTTCATCAACTTTTTCAAGCACCATACTGCTAATACCTGCAAGCTCATCATCATTCAACGCTTCCACAAGGTTACTGCCAAACGCCATCTCGGGTTTTACCACATCTTCTGGACCTACATCAACACTACCATCTTCATTAACTACTGTTTCTGTTGGTAACTCTACTTCAATATCATCACCAAGCTCAGGTTCGAATGGTCGATTGACCAATGTAAATTCTTTATCGATATTATCGTATGGGCTTTTTTGTTCAGCCATCCTTTTTTCCGCCCTGTATTACAGTAAATTTAGGTTT